TAAATGTAAGTCTGGATATTTTGGTAGAATGTGCTCTGCTACTAATACTCAAAGTACAAGTCTTATGGACCGTTTAGTTCCTTGGGTTTATTTATACTTTATTATATGGTATGATACAGAGTTAGCACTTGCTACTAACATTGGTAAGATTGCTTTATTAGATGTATCTATGATACCTGATGGTTGGGAAATAGATAAGTGGATGTACTATGCTCGTGCAATGCGTGTAGGTTTTGTTAACTCTATGAATGAGGGTAACAAACGTATGGGTATTAATCAGAACATGTCTACTCAGAATAAAGAATTAAATCTTGAGATGGGTAGTTACATTCAGTTTAATATTAATCTTCTTCAGGAAATTGAGCGTAAGATTCAAAATACTGCAGGTGTTCCTCCACAACGTCTAGGTGCTATTTCTAATCAAGAGTTAGTAGGTAATGTAGAAAGAAGTATTGTTCAATCTTCTTTAGTTACTGAGGATTTATTTAGAATGCATAACTTAACTAAGTTAGATGTATGTGAGGCTTTACTTGAAGTAGCTAAAGATGTATATAAAGACGGTAGTAAAACTTTACAGTATATTACTGATGATTTACAAACTGTAATGTTCCAAATAGATGGAGAGCAGTTTAATAGTGCAGATTATGGAGTGTTTGTAACTGATGATAATAAGGATATGGAAGTATTCCAAGCTATGAAAGAACATATGAAGTTTGCTCTTCAGAATGACCAAATGGCATTTCATCAAATTGCAGATATTTATAGTACTGAGTCTGTATCTGAAATTCGTGCTACTCTTAAGCAATATTATGATGAGAAGACACAACAGCAACAAGCTCAACAAGAACAACAATCTCAGATGCAACAAGAGCAAATTGCTGCTCAGCAACAAATGCATCAAGAAGATATTCAAATGCAACAATATGTAGTTGATACAAATAATCAAACTAAGATTAGAGTTGCAGAGATAGGAGTATATGCACGTCAACAAGAATTAGATTTAAATATGAATTCTATTCCTGACCCTATGGAAATAGCTGATCATGCTTTAAAAGAGCAATCTGAAATGTCTAAGTCATTTATTGAAAAGATGAAGTTAGAAACAGAAAGAATGAAAGTTTCTAAAGAAGAGAATTTAAAGCGTAAAGAATTAAATCTTAAGGAAAGAGAAATTGAGTCTAATGAAAAAATAGAGAAGATGAAAACTGATACAGCTTTAAAGGTAGCTAAAACAAATAAAAATAAATACGATAAGAAATGAGTTTATCTACAACCAAAACACGTGACTATCCAAGAGTAGATAGAATGCGTGGAGTAAATTACTTAAAAACTATAGACGGTATTTCATATACTCTTGCTAATGAAGATAAAGGTAAAGTACTTTTATTTACAGATGCAGCTACTATTACAGTAGCTGCACTTAGTGTACCTGTAGGTTCTCAAATAGATATTATTGCTATGGGTGTTACTGCACCTACTTTAGTAGCAGATACAGGAGTAACCTTAAATAGTAAAGCAGGTGCTACTATTTTAGCAGACCAATATTCAGGAGCTACTCTTATTATGACTGCTCCTGCTGAATGGACACTAATTGGTGATTTAGCATAATATGTTTAAGATAGGGTTTTTTCCTTATGGAACTCCAGTTTCAACTTGTCCTGCTTTAGGAGATACTTGGCATGGTGGTACTGTATTCTTTATAGATGGTAATGATTACTATATAGCATCTGATACAGGTAGTTTTTATAATTCTTTTATAGGGTCTGTTTGTTTAGGATGTTTTGCAGGAACAACTACTTTATTATTAGATTCTTCAAATAATACAGTGTTGTTGTCTCAAGCTCCTTTTGGACCAGGAAACCTATCAAGAGAGATTTTAATTACTACATACAATGGATATAGTGATTGGTTTATCCCTAGCATAGACGCATTTACTCAAATAGCTAGTTATCTTACTTTAGACTCTCTAACACAATATTGGAGTAGTTCAGAAGAAGGTATTGATAACATTTTTGTTTATGAAAATGGTAGTCAAGTTGCTTTTCCTAGAGGAGATGCAGGACCTTCAGCAATAATAATTAGAAAAGAAACTTGTATATAACTTTAAAGTATGTTTAAACTAGGTTTTTTTCCGCATGGTCCTACTATTCCTACTACAGTAGATATAGGTAGTCAAACTTGGAAGATTAAAAATCTAAGTGTTACTACTTATAGAAATGGAGATGCTATTCCTTATGCTACTAATAGTACAGAATGGAAAGATTTTGCTACTGCACAAACAGGATGTTATGCTTCTGTAGGTTATAACTCAGCAAATGATGTAGAATATGGCTTACTATATAATGGGTATGCTATTAAAGATTCTAGACAAATAGCTCCTATTGGTTATCATGTTCCAACAGTTTCTCAAATACTAACATTAACAGACTTTTTAGGAGGTACTAGTAATAGTGGTATTGCTATGAAAGAAGTTGGTACAACTCATTGGTTAACTGATCCTGGAAATACAAATAGTTCAGGTTATACAGATTTAGGAGCAGGTTCTATAGATCAAAATGGATTTGGAGTTGCTTTTCAAGCACTATCTTATAATGGAACATATGATTTAGATACTAATGTATATTATTATTCAAATAATATTAATAACGGAAATACTCTTATAACTTTTGATGTTTTAGCTGTAGGTTATAGTGTTAGAGTAGTAAAAAACTCATCTCTTGCAGTAGGTGATGTATATGGGGCTGAAGGTATAATAGCTGCTTTAGATGGTAATCCAAATGCAAATAATTTTCTTATAACAATGATTAGTAATAGTAATGCTGTTTTACCTGCTACAGAACCTTTTGGATGTTATGCTGCATTTCAAGGAGCTACTAGTTTAACTGATGGAGTTACTAATACAAATGTTTTAGGAGTAGCAGGTTGTGGAGCAATATTTCCTTTCTTTTATACAAATACTATGTTAGATAGATTTAATGATTGGTACGCACCAGCAGCTGATGAAGCTACAACTCTTTTAAATAATCTTGGTGGTATTACATTAAGTGCACCTGGACCATATTGGACTTCTACTGAAGTTAATGCTGATGATGCATTAACTGTAAGTTTATCAGGTAGTACTTGGATTACTAATCAAGTTGTTAAAAGTACTACAGCTGGAGTTTTAGCAATTAGAAAACAATATATCTAAAATGAATTCTACTCTTTCAAATATACACGCTAATAAACTAGCAAAATACAACTATAAGTATATTGACAGTAATGGAGATGTGTATATAGGTACTAAACAGGGCAGGTTAACTAAATATGTAACACCTGTTGCACTTACAAATTTAACTGATACTGCTTTAACAAATACAGAGTTAAATAATACAATTACTAATTTAATACAAGAATTAAATATTTCACCGTTTTTATTAATGGGAGGATAATATGGCAATAACTTATAAAGTACTAGGACAAGCATCTCCTTCAGCAACTACTGAAACAGATTTATATGCAGCACCTGCAGCAGCAATAGCAAGTTCTATTATTGTATGTAATAGAGGTACAACACAAGCTACATTTAGAGTAAGTATATCTGTAAATAGTAATGTAACAGACTCTAAAGATTATATTTACTATGATTTATTGATAGCAGGGAATGATACATTTATTGCTACAATTGGTGTAACTTTAGCAGCAACTGATGTAGTAAGAGTATATGCTTCATCAGCTAATTTCTCATTCTCACTTTATGGTTCGGAGGTAGTATAATGTCACAAGGATTTGCAGGATATAATATAATGGATTCAGCTGTAACA